TATATGAAGGAGAAAATAGCAAAATGATGTACTTAAGTATGGCAATTCACAATATAGCGGTAATGGTGTTTACTGCGTACATGGTAATTCATGTTCATCCAATTTGGGCAGTATGTATCTTATTCACTCATAGAATTGGAGTTAGAGTTGTACGTGTTCCAATTGAGGAAGATAAAAAATGATGATGCAGTAGATGACGTGTACGGAATGGATTGGAATGAAGAAGATGATAGAAACGAATCAAGTAGAGACAAGTTTTAAAAACATAGAAGAAGCTTTAAAGAACAACGGATTCTATGCACTTTATGACGATATGGTATTAATTAAACAAGCTTTAATTGAGAGAGATAGGAAAATATATGGGTTGCAGCAGCATAACAGAAATTTAGAGGATAAATTAGAGAGGATAGGTGGTTATCATTATGAAAATCCTAAACAATAACATTTACTGGTGTGATTTACCGAAATACAGTAATACAATTCTTTATAAAAGGAGACCTTGTATCGTTATTTCAAACGATATTCAAAATAAAGGAAGTAAAACAGTGAATGTAATTCCAATTACTAGCAATTTAAAAAGAACGGACTTACCTTGTCACGTTATGATTGATACAGGACATGAATATGGAATGGCAAAAGCTGAACAAATCTTAACGATCAACAAAGAAAATGTTAAGTGGCATATAAAACCACTCGATAGACGAGAAGAAAAAGAAGTAAAATGTGCATTATTAACTCAGATTGGGATTATCTAAAGGAATTGTTTAAATGCCTAGAAGAGATACAGAATACGAGCATTTCAAAGAAACCTGCGGAGGATGGTTTAATTACCACGGCAATATTGGTCTAAGAGCAGGGGATGTCGCAATGGCAAAGTTGTTTGATGAAACTGAATTAGTACAAATTGTATTGACTAAACCTTATACCTTCAATCGCTGGTGGTGTAAGATCGTTGGTTTCAATAGTGATGGAATTGAATATCTAGTTGACAGAACAATGATATTGCAGATTTTGATTGATAAAGAGTACAACTTGCGTAGAAAAAGAAGAAAAACTTCTTAAAATCAATTTAAACACGTCTAGAAGTGATTCTAACGAGCAAAATAGATTGAGATTAGTATTTATTAGGGTAAATAAAGAAAAGGCTAAAAACACGTTTAAAACGATAAATATGTTTATAGCCTTTTTATTATGCAAAAGCATTAAAAATTTATTAAATTAATTATTTACATAGGTATCATGGTGTGATATACTATGTATGGAAGAAAAGTAGAGGTAATTACAATGGCAAAAACAAGCGAAGCAAAGATGCGAGCAAATAGTAAGTATGAAAAAAAACATATCAGACAAATTCTTCTAAAGTTTCATAAAACTTATGATGTAGCAATCATAGAAAAACTTGATTCTGTACCTAGTAAGAACAATTATGTAAGACAATTGATCTTACAGGATTTAGAAAGAGAAAAGAAAGAGGCTAGTAAATAGCCTTTTTTTATCGTATTTTTTTAACACGTCTGCATTGAAAAATGGTATAATATATGTAGTTAGGAAGTACCTAAAAAAGACCAAATATTGCCACTTTCTAACGAGACATTTTTTACTTCTACTTACTCAGAATTGAGTGCCTCGGGGAAACCTGAGGATATTATAACGGTGTAAGTGCAATATAAATTGACGGGGGATGGTGCAATAGAAAATTATGCCCTATAAGTGCAATGAAAATTGACCCCCTATACTTTCAATAGCCCCTACAAATCCAATGGCTACAATCGCAACAGAAAATAATGCAATATATAGCCTAGGAACGCAACAGAGGTTGGGGGAAAAGAAGAAAAACAAGTTAATTCAGAGATATAGAAACGTCCATACAATCAAATATGCGTAATAAACACGATAAGTTCCATAATGTTTGCACTAATGTTTACACAAAATTGGTTTAAGTTGGTTCATAAATTGTCATCACGTAGTCATATACTACTACTGGAATGAATAGGCAGATATTTCATTTCATACTCCTTTAGAAATTCTTTATTAATTCTATATCTTGAAGATTGTATGGTTTAAGGTTCTGTATTAACAGAGCCTATATTATAGTTAATTCTGCATATTTTAAAACGATTGATATATGAAAAAGCGATATATCTAAGTCCCTCGACATATATATAATAGGAAAGAGGTTCGGGGGGAGATAAAGAGGGGTTTTGACCTCGGGGGAAAGAAGAAGTGAGGAGCTACGTCCTCCACAGACCCTTCCAAACCCTATAAGAATAAGATATATACACTATTATTACTAGTATTAAATACCTATCAAGTTCTAATAAGATTTGATGGGTTTTTTTTATTGCTTTTTTTGTTTAAATTAACATTTATGAACGAAAAAATAAAGAATTCCTTTAAATAAAGTGGTTTTTAAGTGTTCCAAAAAGAAAATTTTGTCAATATAAAAAATAAATTTTGTATTTTGTATTTTGTAACTGTCGAAAAATTTTGTATTTTGTATATTTTGTATTTTGTAAATTGTTCACGATTCTTAGACAAAAACTCGGGTTGATATAAAAATTTCCGCTATTATATTCACGATTCGTGAACAAAAATTGAAAAAATGGTTGATTATATAGATATATCATGGTATAATAACAGTGTAAAGAAAAGGGGTGACAACCAAAAATAAGACATAAAAAAAAATCGTATATATATAATATAGAAGAAAATGGAGGCAAGCCCCAATAAATATATATACGTCCTAATTATAACATATGGGGCTAAAAATTAAAAAGGCCAGATACATTTAGGGGGTGCAAGAAAATGGAACAAATTAAAGATATTTCAATGTATGACAATATTATTAAAAACATGGTTAAAAAGTATGGCGGTTATCGTGAAAAAGATATTATTAATAATCCATATGTTATTAAAAAAACCGAAACATGGAACAATGAACACAAAGTTCTAGATATTATAGAAAAAAATACACATGATCATGAAAACAGCTTTAGTGTGGATATAGTAACAATGAGAATTTGCGGATAATTTAGGGGGCATATAACATGAAAAAATTTAACGAGATTATAAAAGAAGTAAACCAAACAAGACAAAATATCAAAGAAATTGAAGAAAAAACAAAAGAATTTAGAAACACATACTTAAATATTATGGATATAAAAGAAAGACACGAAAAAAGAAAAACCGTAGAAAATGACATTGCAAAGCTTGAAGAAAAAAAGACAGACTTACAAATCACCGTTAAACTACTGAATAGTAACGCAAAAATAGCTTTATTTAATGAGGTAATGCCGCAAGTGTTAGAAGTACTTGCAAAATATAAAGGTAAACCGCTTGGCCCTAAAACTGAAGAAAAGATTAAAAATGAAATAAAAGAAAAAACAAAATGTGGCTTTTATATAAGTACAAGATACAGTTCACAAGAATATAATATTTTCCCTTTAGATTTTAACGGCAACACTTATGATATTGTTTGCGGTACAAAATTTATAGACGGAAAACAAAAAACCTTGCTAGATGATAATAAAATACAAGCACCAGAATTAAACGATCTCACAATTTATTATACTAGCAAAGAGTATATCGACAATATACCTAAAAGAATAAAGGAACTAAAAAAGCTTTATAAAAAAGCATATGAAAAACAACAGGAACTTGAAAAAATATGCAGTGAATACAATAGTATAGCGGTTGGAAATATAAAAAACATATATAGCGACAAACATATATACGAAAACATTGATATATAAAAAGGGGGCAGTTTTTCAATGGTGACTAGAAAACAGCTAAACAAGCTAAACAATATACAAATACTACTGCTTGCACTCTTAAAATTCTACTTTTATATATGTTTCGATGCGTTATTGTTTTTTATGGTTTTAGGCGTATTTAATATAGTTTTACCATTAATATATGGATAATAGGAGGGGTAGAGAATGACTAAAAGAGAATACTGTTTATCACATGATCATATCGCATATTATAGCGGCGTTGGTGGGATTGAAATACATGGGATTGAGGGCGATTATATATACTGTACTAGTTCCGCATGGTATCCACCAAAAAAATATCATAAAGTGAAAATACATTATGATGATAATGGTAGCGATTATATATTTGTAAGAGGCTATAAAGTGCCATTAAATGAATGCATACGATTTGGCACTATGTGGGCATAAAAAAAAGAGGTTGATAGATGATTGATCAGTTGTCTACAATATTAGTATTTATTCTAATACTTGCATTTATATTTAAGTATTGGATTTGGATTATCTTATTATTTATTATGTTATTCATAATTATAATTCTATTATGCTAGTTAAAGTATTAAATATTTAACTAGCTTTTTTATTGTCTTTTTTCTTCTTGCTTTTTTCTTCTTGCCGCTAAAACTATTTACATGATCATTATTGAATTGTCTATGAAATGCATACATAAATATATATGTGGTTGCTACCTAACTTTGAAAAACGCAACAGAAAAATACGGCCATACACACCCCATGCCTTCCCTCTTGACCAAACCACTTTTTTTACACCTAGCACTTAATACAACAGAGTGCTAACGAAAATAATTACAAACCACCCCCTTTTTTAGATAAAAATTTTAGGAAAGCGAAAATTCGAGTTTTGAAAAAAATGAGTTCATGTGTTTTTGCGATGGGCAAAAAACGTCTACAAAGAAATCATTTATAATGTAGTGAGGTAGAGAAAGAGAGGATGAGAGTATGCCAAGGGCAAAGAGTGTTTCAGAATTAAAGCGTGAGGATGAAGCTAAAAGATTCTTTGACGAGTATTCAAAGAGTGGGAATATTACGAAGTCCATGCAAAAGATTCGTCCTGATTTAAGCGATAAGAGTGCTTATAACAAGGGATATAAGATATTAAACAGTCCATTATTTAGGAATGTCATACATGAGAGGGTAAAAAAGAGAGACCAAAGAAGTGTTATGACAGTAGAACAACGTAGACAATGGCTTAGCGATAACATTCAAGACGAAGAAAAGGACATGAAAGACAGATTAGGATGTTTAAAAGAATTGAATAGAATGGATGGTATTGGAAAGAGCAATATTTTAAATGTTGGAAGTGTAAATAATATTACTGTTGAACAGAAAAGAGCGATTGCGGAGGAAAGAATCAACGATATATTAGGAATCAAAATGGGAAGTGAATTTTTAGATGCCGAGGTAATAGAACACGAGGAGGACGATAACAGTGAAGAAACAGACTCTTAGTGTTACGGAACAGTATTCTAAGGATGTAGAGGACTTAAAGGAAGCTAAAGCTATTAATAAGAGCCAAGAAGAAGTTGTTAGGTTGTTAAAGGAATCTACCCCGAAGTATAAATTGAAGAATTGGACGAGAGGGTATATCCCCGAACATTACAAACGACTAAATATTTCTAGACAAGAAGCTTTTAGACTTGCGGTTATCGGTGCAAGAGAGGCTTTGACATATTTTCAAGTCAATCTTCACTTTACACAAGCTATGTTGTTCGGTGCGGTTGTAGAAGGCTACGATACAATATATGCAATTACTACATCTCAGTACGGGAAAAGCTGGACTTTAGGAATGATTGCTATTTATCGTGCTTATAAAGGACATCAAGTACGAATTGCGGCCGCAACAGGAGAAACCGCAACTATCATCATGTCAAAAGTTATAGGACATTTACAAAATGCAGACGAGTCTATTCAGAGTTCTGTATTAGACTCAGGAAACAAGATTGAAAAATTGCAGACTTCTACTTCCAAAACTAAAATTTCCTTCAAAGGCGGAGGATGTGTAGAGATCGTTACATTAGGTGGAAACAGTGTAGACCCGAAGAAAAACAATAACGCTATCGGTAAGGGTGGAGATTATATTATTGACGAAGCGGCCCAAGTCAGTGAAGATGCGTATGCCGAGATAGGACGAAGGGAATTTTCAAGAGTTGACGGTTCAAAAGAGCTTGAAATTGCTATTTCCAACCCTCACAAACGAGGTGAATTTTACGATTGTATGACAAACGACAAATACCCCGAAGGAACATTAGTTGTTTGGATGGATGTACGTACTGCATACGAAGAAGATCGTATGAAAAGTGCTTCTCAGATACTAAATTCTCATTTTTACAAGAATAGAAGTACTTGCCAACGTTATTTAGTATGCGAATTAGAGGAATTTTCAGATGAAAGTATGTTTAAAACCATGACTTTAGACGACGATAAAGTCGATAGTTCATATAAAAAGCGTTTTTTCTTAGGTGTTGACTCGGCTTATACAGGAAAAGATGGTATAGATGTTGCTTTATGCTCTCAAAATAGGTACGGAAACTGTAAAATCGAGACAATTTACAATCTAAAAGAAGGTGTTTGGGTTCAAGGAGTCACATCTGAGAAGATTATTACCAAGATTGTTAAGATTATCGAGACATTGAACATCAAATATGTTTGTGTTGACGTTGGTTTCGGTACTTGGTTGACCGAAGGATTGTCAAAATACTCTGAGAAGCTAGGATTTATCCTTGAAGGTGTCAATTTCCAAGGAGGGCCAACAAAAACGCGTATCAAGGCAAGACATTACAGTGCAGCTTACGCATTTAATCTAAGAGCGGAAATGTATTTAGACTTTCAGCAGCTAATGGACAGTAAGAAATTAACTTTCACAACTGAAGTTGCCAAAAGATTGAAGCCTGAATTGCTTGCTACAAGGACTGTATCGAAGAACAACAAGAAGATAGCTATTATTCCTAAGGAAGAGATAAAACAACGCTTAGGGCACTCTCCTGATGCCCTAGATTCCTCGGTACTTTCTGTCCGCAGTTGTTTAATGTATAATCTAAGCGGTGAAATACTTGCGTATGCAGAGAACGATTAGGAGGTGCTAATTTGAGTCGAAGAACAAAGAAAAGACAAAAGGATAGAGTTAAACTAGCATCCAATACCTATGTGTCACCTAACATTTCGCACAATATTCACAGTTCTAATGCAGAAACCGAAGCCGAAAAGGTAATGGAAGCTATGTTGAACTGCAATTCAGATTGCATCAACGGATTCATAAAGACAAACTTCAAGAACCAGTTTGATGAGATTGATTGGATGATAGAAAATCTACCAACACTTCCATATGTTGTCGGTAAGGTTATTGACTTTATATTCTCAAACGGCATCACAACGGGTGATGAAGATTTAGACAAGAATGTTCTTATGCCATTCCTTTATAGACACAATGTACAGGGTGTCACAAACTATTCCGTATTTCAAAATGCTATTATGCAGTCCTTATTGTACGGTAAATGCGGTATTCGTTGGCTAGACGAAGATAAAGGGATTGTTACAGAGAATTATCGTAATTATGTTTCCATCATGCGTGAAGATGATGAATATAAAGGATTTAGAGTTCCTATCTGTTATGCCATGTCGGCAGACGATAAAGAACCTATATCATTAGGAACAAAGGAAATAGACTTTGACGAAGCTTTATTCCTTAAAACAGGCAAATTAATGTCAAAAGACAGAACAATCATTGTAGAGATTCCTGATAATTTCTGCAATCTAAGAAACGGAGCAGACAATGAGAACGGATTATCTTGTTTATTGCGTGATAAACAACGTCTAAAGCTATTAGGTGCGGTTTACGAGCGTTTGAACTACGATATTCAGTATGATGGCCCTGGACGTTTGATTTTTTGGCTAAAAGACGGATTTGCCAAGGGAGATACGATTGATTTATCGGCTTCCCAAGTTTTAGACGAATCATCAAGTTCTAAAGCAGACAAAGCCGACAAAGCAAGAATTGAAGCTAAACGTTTAGGTCAGGAAATAAGAAATTCAAAATCAGACAATGTAATCCTTGCAAGTTCTATTTTTGAAAAAATGGATCACTTGCCTCGTGTTACAAAAGGTACAGAGTTCTTAGAATACCTTCAAATGAAGGAAGGTTCTATTATTTGTCAGTGTTTCGGTCTTACTCCTGAATTAATTGGTTTAGGGGATGTATCAGGAAACGTATCTATGGAAAGAATCATAGATAATGCCATGACAAATACAATCGTACCAATGCGAGAAAGGTTCGCCACTCAGATTTCTCCTATGTTAAGTGAGAAATTAGGTGTACCAAAGGTTTATTTTGATAAATACGAATTGAAGGAACAACAAGACAAGTCTGCAAAGACATATAAATTGGCCTTGTCAGTTACTCAAATCGTAGGTGCTATTGTCAACGGAGCAGATGCGTTAGACAAGAGCACAAAGAATCACATGATGGAATCAGTTACTAGAATGATGGATTCTATCGAAAAAACGCTATAGCGAGAGGAGAAAATAAAATGGAAATGGATATTTTAAAAAGTATCTTATCTGAAAATGAGGTAACACCCCTAGGAAGTTTAAATGGGACTCCGTTATATTCATTTGAAGATGCACAGAGAATCAACAAGATTGGATTGGTAAAAGAGAAAATCCAAGGTAAAAAGGTTGAATTTGGTGAAAGGCCTATGCGACCTGATGGATTAGGGTATTTGGAAACAAAATCAAATGCAATTGCAGTTCCAACTTCTTTCTTTGAGAACAGATACAGAAAAGTTGAAGTAAAAGAGACGATTGTTGATGAAAAAACGAAGAAAGAAAAAGAAGTTATTAAAGATGTATATTACGAAGTCGTAACAGACTACAGAGCTTGCAAAGAACAGGCAAGTGGACGTGTATATACAACTACAATTCCTGTATATCAGATTGGAGCAAAGAAAGATTCAAAAGGAAATGCTGATTTATTCTTAATTGGTCAAAGAAATATTTCAGATACAGAATTTATCAACGAGTTCAAAGGTAAATTGAACAAAGAATCAATGGTCAAGATTCTTAAATTGATTGGTAATAATCCAACAGAACAAGTAGAAGATACATTAGAGTTTTAATTAGAAGTAAAAAGTAGAAAAAAACAAGGCAATATTTGGAAATAAACAAAAGGTATAAACAGTTTTCACTGTCTATATATATTTTTGCATATTTCGAGGTATTGCCTTTTTATATGCAAGATAACGAAAGGAGATACATAAATGTCAATTAAACGTAGTTTCACTGTAAAAATCACTTTTAAAGAAGGGTACGGAAACCTTATCACTTTAACAGGGAAAGATGCAACTGCTTTTAACACTGCTTGGCATAACAAATTGAATGACCAAGACGGAGCTATTGGATTTGAGTATCCAGTTATTACGACAACAGGTGAATCACCTAATCAAAAAACAGTAACAACTTGGACTTCATTCTTATTCTGCAATGTAGCAAAAGTAGAACGTTTAGAACAAACAGAAACAAAGTATACAGACGATCAATGCCATGATGCTTAGAAGGAGAGACCATGCAAAACAACGTACAAACTATTAACGGTGTTACTTGGTTCGATTCCCTAGAAGAAAGAAACGCTTTCTTAAAGCAAAACGGTAGACATGAGTTCGCATTGGAAGAAGCAGCAAAGAACGCAAAACAGTATTTGAAACTTCTTGATGTTATCGAAGAAAAAACGCAAATTGACGTTTATTCAAAATTAGATAGCGGTACTTTGCTATACGGATATGTAGTTCTTGAACCTAAGAAGAAATACAAGATTCCCGAAGATAAAGTTTTGTTAGAAGCACTTAGAAACAAAACTATTCAAAAAAGATATGATTCCACAATGGAAGAAATCTTAAAAGGAGCAAAGATTCCATACGAAGTCAAGAAATGTAATTCATGTGGTGGAAGGATTCAGAAATTATTCTATAAGCCCGTAATCGTAGTAGAAACGGAGACTAAGAAATAATGCCACAAAAGAAAAGAGTTCCAACATATGTATCAAGCATTAAAGATAGCCTTGAACGTAGAAAAAAAGGAAAAGCATTTTACGACAATGCAATCACTTTATCTAGCGTAGATAAAGAAAACCATTATGTCAGTGTGAACCTATCCTCAGGGTACGTAGAAAACAAGCCTACACGTCTTATTGACGAGGGGGCAATAACATATGAGGGTGGAAATGATATTCGTCTATACATCAAAAAAGGGGCAGTACAAGCGTTCTACGATAGCTTGAGTTCTGATTATGTAGGATATATCAACTTAGCTCACATTGACATTACATCACTCCCTTTAAACTTAGGTACATGGACTAAAGATGATTTAACAGTTGTCGATATTGGGGATGGAAGAAAAGGTCTTGATGTAAACGTCAAACTAAATAGGGAATTGCACATTGTGCAAGATTTATTGAAGCAAGAAATGCCATTGAGTATTAGTGCAGAACTGAGAGGAACACTTGATTTGGAATCGTCATTCAAATTTAATGCACCATTCTACAACGAAATTGAGATTGCTGGTTTCTCAGTTGTTGCAAATCCAGCCAATGTAAACAGTACAGGCGAAAATTTAAACAGTAAAGGAGACTCAGAAATGAACCTATGGGAAAAGATTTTAAAGTTGAGTTCTGAAAATAAAGAAGAAAAGAAGAATGAAGCTTTAGAAAACAAAGAGGAAGAAAAAGAAGAAAAAGAACCTGAAAGTAAAGAAGAAGGAACAGAAAACAAAGAAGAAGCTAAAAAAGGAGAAGAAACATTAGAAACTGTTGAAATGTCTAAGGACGACATGGAAAAAATCAACAAATTCATGGATGCTTTTGAAGCTTTAAGTGCAAAAGTTGAAGCATTAGAACAAGAAAATGCCGAACTAAAAGAAAAGTTAAAAAATTCTAAGAAAGAAAAAACAGAATTTGAAAAGAAAGCAGAAAGCACATTAGACAGATTGTCTAGTTTGATCTCAGGACAAGTTGACGATAAAGAAAAGAAAGAATTAAAAGAAAAATTAGCTTCAACTTCTAAAGTTAGCGGAGATATGTGGGGATAGGAGGTAAACCATGTTAGATTTATTATTTACAAATCCTGATAACACATTATTAGAAAAAATGGCGGTTACACCAGGAATGGTAGAACGTCTAAGTTCTAATATCGAGGATTTAACATCATTCTCAAGAGCTTATATTGATTATGAAAAAGCAAGACAAAATTTAGCAGCAAGTTCTACTAAATCAAATGCAGGAACAGTTGGTATCGGTACTGATTATTCAGACAACTCACCAGCCAATCCATTCCAAAACGTGTTCCCATTAGTTTCTTGGTTAATGAATACACCAGCTTCACGTAAGATGCAAGGTGCTATGAACCGAGGAGCATGGAGCGTAACAAAAAAAGAAGATGGCAAATTCTATATTCAGTTGCCATTCACATACGGAACAACAGAACCTAAATCAACACAAGATGAATGTTGCTGGGTTCCATTAGATTTAGCTAAATGCGGTAGCAATGCACCATTGGCATTGTTGTGTTTAAAGAGCTGCGAACCTATTATGGATAGCTTAGTAAATGAAACACGTAAAATCAAAGCTAATGACATGGTTTGCTACTTCCAACGTGAAGGAGAAACTATTAAAGAAGCTCAGAAACGTATGGATTTAATTTCAATGGCATACTTCACTGCTATTAACGTAATTTTAGGAACAATGGCTACAGGTACTACTACATTAAAACCATTCCATGGATTATTGGAAGTAATGGAAGATGAAGCAGTTATCAAAATCGTAGGTACAAACGTATTATCTGCATTTGATTCAGTTGCATTACGTTTAGCAGCTTTAGGAGATGGCGATTACAAATTTGCTTGTCACCCATTAGTACTTGAAGGTATTAAATCTGTTATTGTTCCAGGTAAATTCAATGGTGAATATCCTGATGGATGGACTCGCAATAAAGAAACAGGCGAAGTTGCATTTAAAGGACATGGATTTATTGCAGATAAATTAGTTCCATGCGACATCACAAAAGGTACAGGTGATGTATGGGTATTAGAAGGAAATACAGTAGGTTTGGTAATGGGAACTACTTTCCAACCATCTGAAAAATTCCAACGCCATACATTCGGTGCTACAGATAAACCATCTGAAGGATGCGGCACTCAATGTGATTACTACTACAACTTTGGATGTGCATTTGGAACGGATGCAAACAGATTAATGGTTATCAAAGGTATTCCAATGTCAGCAGCTACATTAGGAGATACATTAAACGGATTAGACCTTGTATTAAAACCAACAACTATCGTACCAATCAACATTGGTGAATAATGTACGAAAAAATTGTCGAACAATTGAAAAACTATTGTTCGTGCATAAAGGAAAGCGATTTAGAAGCAGATAAGCTTGAAAAGAATGTTGGAGAACTAATTGATTTAATTAGTACCATCACTTGTTGGAAAAACCATCCTTGTGAGACTTTCCTCTCATCTCAAAGAGAGGAAGTCTTTGATGTTGGTGAATTTAAAAAATGCGGTTGCGATTCAGGAATTGTACGCATACCGCTATTCTATCCAATGATTGATCCAACAACGATCGAAGTATCTGTTATCACTAGAGAAAGAATTACATTTACTACTCACAAACTAGAAGTTGATAAAGATTTTTCTTATAACCCATACGACAATATCGTGTACGTTGATTTATCTAATATCGACTACAAAGATGTGTGCAATTGTGGATGTGATGAAATATCTAAAATCGTTGTCAGTTATGTAGCTGGATATGAAACGATACCAGAATGTCTATTGCCTGTATTCTGCGACTTCCTACAATTCGTTATCGCAATGAACAGATGTGAATGTGGTTGTAGCACGTGTGAAGAAGCAGATGGCAGTGATGTTCTTATTTCAGAAGAAAATTCTGATGCTCAGATTTCAATTAGTGTGTATGTTCGTGAACATATTACAAAAGCGTATTCTGAACAGTTAGGTATCTTGTCAGTATGTAATTCAAAAGACACATGGGTTGGTGCAGTAGTATGAGAATTAAATATATTGGAATGAAAAGTTCCACAAAGAAAAATGGATGCCCTGTATGCGGTGCTAAAGCCAAATCAAACACATCTTACGAGTATTCAAAACGTATGTGTTTGCCTAGTGGCCTAGTAAAAATATTCCTTATGAACAAAGTTGAGGAAGTATCGTATGAAGACGGTGTATTCCTAAAAGGCTTTAAATACGTCTATGGAGGCAAACTTTATTACCCCTTTATCGAGGTGTAGGAAATGCTAAAAGGCCTCTTAGAAGATGTTATAGAAGCGTGTGAAGAAGATTTTGAAGGATTGGCTAGTGAATTAGAAGAAACTATGCGAGAAGAAGCTCCAAGAGGTAGTAGATTCTATGCTCAAGAAATGACAAGTATGCCATGGAATGAATATAGGCCAGGTGCTTTAAAGGATTCAATCACGAAAGAAAAAGTATCTAATACCGAATATATAATCGGAGTAGATGCAGACAAACTAGAAAAAGATTCTAGAAACCCTTCTCACGTTGATTACTCACCAATGGTACAGAATGGAACTAAACGTGTTTATACGTTAGTACGTAAAAACGGAAGGCCATTCGTTTGGGTAGATGAAATGGGAAAGAAACACTTTGCACACAAAATTAAGATGCCACCTAGAAAGGCAAATGATTTTGTTGCTAGAGCGGTATCTAGATTTGATGCAAAAGTTAAATAAAGGAGATTAAAAATGGAAGAAAAAGTTGTAAAAGCTAAAAAGACTCCTGAACAGAAAGTAGATGTTCAAGCATTTGTTTCACGCAAATTAAACGCTTTAAATCAATTAGGCGGTGCTAAAGCAGAACGTGCTATGGAGCGTGTACTAAAAGCTACAATGGGAGGGCAAAAATAATGTCTAACTGCAACATTAACAAAATCATTAGTGACAAATTAAGTGTCTCTAAATTAACTAAAACTCAAGAAATTGATATTACTATCATGAGTGATATTGATTCTTGTTTAAAAATCAACACTCGTAAATTTGAAAAGATTACAGGTACTTCTAGTGCTTATACATCACGTACTATTGCACCTGATTTAATCAACGTTTGCGAATCATTTGGATGTAAGAATACAGGTACATTGTTCATCACTTCTGAAGAAACGGATGCAGAAGGTGCAGACGGAAACAAAGTACACACAAGTGGTGCAGTATTTAAAGCATTGAAAAATGCATTAGACTTTGCAGCAGGTGTTGTTTACTACTACGTAAATGTTCCTCGAGCAGGTACTTACACAATCACAACAAAGATTTCAGATGTTTTAGATCATGAAATGACTAATGCAGATGAATATACAACCACTTTAAAAGCAGATAAAGAAGGATTCTACCCTGTACAGATTGACTTATCAACAGTTCCTACAAAGGCATCATGTAAAGGATGGGAAGCAAGCACATCAGGTGTTCGTTTAAGCATTGAAGTAGCATTAACAGATAAATCAGAAGATAGTATCTTAATTGGTCTTTCTTCAATCAGTTTCTTTGAAGAATTTGCAGACTTAGATTCTAACAACGATATTAAAGTAAGCTGCTTATCAGGATTTGATGGTGACGATACTGTAGACCCTGTAGATACAAGTTGCTTTGATGATTCTTATGATGATGATTCTGCTTCTATTGAGCGTTCATTTACAGGTACTCAATTAACATCTAACTACTTAACTATGAACCCATTCATTGGCAAGGGAGATAAATCTCAAGGCTTTATGATGCGTACTCAGGAAGTAGTTATTGAAGCAGATAAAGAACATCCTGAATATGGTTCAATCCATATTGCAGACCACTTTGTTGAAGAATGTGGATTTATCTATGCAGCATTGAGTGACCAATGCAATATTACAGATTCTACATTGAACCGAATCAATACTCCATTATTGGCTAACTTAGATGAGTCTCAATACCAAGTATTGAACAGTAAAATCAATCCAAGCTTAGATATTGAAGGTTCAAAAATTTACTTCAACAAAAACTTAGTAGGTAAAACATTAAAGATTTCTTATCCAATGACTGTTGATGTATTGCAACACTATGTAGCAAACAACGATAGCTTAAAGAATAAGAGAGCGAAAGTTACAATCACTCGTTATAGAAGTGATGGAACTGCGGAAGTATTTACTTACCACAATGCAAAAATTACTTCATTCCCAATGGGCATCCCTGATGACGGAGCGTTTGAATTTAGTTTAGCGTTCAAGAAAGATACTCGTGGAAACTGGTATGAAGTATATGTAGTAAACAAAGCTAACGCTAATTTATAGAAATTGAGAGGCAAATGAGATGGAAGAACAAAAGATTTTAGAACCAACACAGTTAAATGCCATGATTGAAAAGTTAAAAGTAGCTCGTGAGGATGATACTCCTCACGCAGTCTATGGCAATGGTGGTGAAATTGCAGTTGTTGGTGATGCAAATAAGACAGATGTTAAAACAATTGATATTGAAGTGAATTTTAGATTCACTGAAAAAGAAATCGAAGAACATAAAATTGATGTTCCTGAGAATGCTAAAAGAGTAGGTCAATACGTTATGTTCGATAAGAAGTTTGAAAATCTAACATTATCTCCTAGACAAGATATGAAGATGGTAGAAGCTTTAATCGAAGTAAAACCATTGCTATTGGATGCAGAACAAATCCTAGACCCATATAAAGAAAAATTCCAAGAAATCGAGGAATATTATGGTCACAAATTCATTGAAAGAAAAGATGGAATCGTTACAACAGATGCAGATGATGAAGAAGTGAACAAAACTATGGTTCAGATTTATGAAGCGTATATGAAAGAAGCAAATGAACAGATTTTCCATTTATACGCTCAATCCTCTACAAATTTAGTTGATGGACTTTATAAAGTTGTTGCAATTTTCTTAGGATTAGATGAATTTTATGAAGATCACATGATGCAATATTCAGTTTTAACTTGCATGATTAGCATAATTATCAAATATCCTGAATTATTCAATGAGGTAGAAACAGTTTTTATCAAATAATTGATAAGGGGGATGGTAAAAAGGATTCAGTAAAAAAAGCAAAGTCTTATGTTGCAGAACTAAATCTTTATTCAACCATGGCTCATTATGTCGGTAAAATTCTAAAAATACGCCCCAATGAGATATTAGACCATTGGGGTGTTTCTGAATTAGTTGTAGCCTTTGGGTACTACGCAAATCTACAAAGCGATAAAACATGGAATGAAATCAACGAGGCAAATAAAAATTCTCAAAAGAAAATACCTCAGATTGACAGATATGCGGTTCATTTCATTCAGAAAACAGATTTAGCGAAGGAGTCCGAAGATGTCAGTACGTGAAGTCGGTGCTAGGTTAGTCCTTGACATTAAGGATGCCGAAGCAAAGATAAAACAACTTGAAAAAGAGTTAAAAGATATTGAAAAGGCAAAGCTCAAAGTTGATGCTAACACCAATGAATTAGAAAAAATTAAGGCAAGATTAGAAGAAATCAAAAAAGAAAAGGAAGCTTTAGAGAAGCAAAGAATATCTCTACAAGTCGATTTGGAAAATCTAGCTAATTTCAAAAATAAATTATTGGATGTAAAAGAAGAATTAAAAGAACTTCAACGTGAGCTATTATCTTTAAAAAATCAAAAATTAGATTTAGACATAAAATTGAAGGAAAACGCAAACGAAATTGGGGATATTTTTAAAGATAAATCATTAAGCAAGAAAGAAAAAAATTCCTTGTTAAAAGATTTATTTCAAGAAAAAAGAAATATTCAATATCAGATGCGTGAGGTTGGAATTGCAATTGATGAAGTCCAACAACAAATCAATGATTTAAACAAAAAGAAAATCAAGATTGAAGCGAACATCAGTGAATTAAACGATGCTCAAAAATTGGTTGATGAGATTGATGATTCAATCGCAGATTTAGACAAAGAAAAAATAAAATTAGAAGCTGATTCTTCTAAATTAGAAGATACAAATAAAAAACTAGATGAAACCATTGAAAAAGAGAATGATGTAAGAAGTACAAAAGCAGATATTGAGTCACAAGTTATCGGCTATCAAGATAGTTTGAGTAAACTAAACAATCTTCAACAAGCTGCTAAAGCCTTGAAAACTGCTAGTAAGATTACATTTGACGTTGGTAATAAAATGTCAAATCTAGGCTCTAGTATGTTGAATATCGCTAAGAATTTCCAAAACAACCCAATAGGATATATTGGACGATTCTTAGTACAAGGCGTTGGATATTCTAGTTTGTATAGATTTGTTTCAGATGCACAAAACACTATTGGAAATGCAGTCTATGAAGGTGTCAATAGGTACGATACAATCAATGTTGCGAAAAGAACATTGTCAGCTGTAGTAGGTGATGTAGACGATTCTACAACGAAAATACAAAAGATGATTGATAACTTGGATAAGAGCATTGAAGGCCTACCAACGACTTTAAATGATGCTCTGAGCCATGTTACAAGATTTACTTCAATCAATCATGATTTAGATAGGTCTCAAAAGCTATTCTCGGCAATTAATGATGCCATTATTTCTTTCGGAGGTTCGTCAGAAAACGTAAACAATGCAGTTACTCAGTATTCTCAGATTATGGGTTCTAAAATGGATGCTCGTACATTGAGGTCTTTAGAAGATGCAAACATGATGCCAGCCTTAACTGCTATTGCAAAGAAATTTAATATGTCATTTGCAGAATTTAGAGAAGCATTTACAGGTTCAAATCCAACTATTTCATTACAACAATTTGAGGATGCCTTAATTGAGTTGGATGAAAAGGGTGGTGGTGGACTTAGTTCACTTGCTCAGATGGCTAAAACATCTGCATCTACAATCACAAATGCCATTGAATTAATCAGTACTCGTTCTTCTAAATCGTTTGCAAAAGTTTTAGGAGCGTTAGACGAAGTTGTTACTAACGTTACGGGTGATAGCATTTATGGCCATGTATATGATCTTACAGAGAAAATACTAGACCTTGGAGATAGAGGAGCAGAGTTTATAAGAGGACATCAAAAAGAAATTGGAGATGGAATTGAATTTATCAAACAAAAATTCTCTGAATTATGGAGTGTTTTAAAAACATTCAGTTTCAAAGATTTTGTTGGTGGTTTTAAACAGGGATTAGATGATTTTAAAGGAGCAATAGATTTCTTCAAACCTCTTGTTGGTGCTCTATATGATTTCGCAAAAGATAAAATCACTGAAATGGGAGACGGAAGTTTTTCTAAAGGGTTAGGACGTTTCGTATCAGACTACATCCAAATTGGTATTGGATTAAAGTATGCTGGTAAGTTAATGAAACTAGGAAGTGGTGGAATTAGTCTTTTAGGAGATTTATTAAACGTTTATTCAAAATTCAAAGGAAAGAGTTTCAATATTCCTTTCCTAGGGAAACTAGGAAGTAAATTTAGTTCTATAAAAGATGTATTCAAGAGTTCAGATGAGATTACTGTTGCGACGAGTACTCCAAAAACTTTTGATGTAGAAGGATTTAAAAATAAATTATCTTCATTAGCTATCATAGCTGGTGGGGCAGGAACAATCATTCTTTATTGCAAAGCTATAAAGGAAATTGAAAAGAATGTTCCAAATGACGTTACAACATTGCCTATGCGATTAACAAATCTATTCTCTGTAATGGGATTGATGATGGGAGCTAACACACTTAATGCAGCAGTTTCAAAAGCATTAGAGATGAACAATGCCTTAACAGGATTGGCAATGATGATTGGTCAAGGCGGAGCTTTATGGCTATTTGCAAAAGCTATGCAAGAGCTAGATAAGACTATGCCTGATGGATTCGACACATTCAACGATAAGTTATTAGGTTTATTTGAATGTATTGGCTCTATGACACTTATTACAGGTATTCAAGGTGGTGCTGGTGTCCTAACGGGTGGAATCACTACATTGGCCCAAGTGCTAGGAATGATAACAACAACAGGACTAGCTGGTACATTGATTGCTTGTGCTAAAGCTATGCAAGAAGTCGATAAGAATGTTCCTTCAAACACAAAAGGTCTTAAAAAGAAAATCCAAGGAATTATGGATGTCATAGATATGTTTGAAGGCGAAGGAACATTGTCTTCTTGGTGGAGTCAAGTTATTAAAAGCTCTGAGTCTTTATGGAAAGACATGGAGGCTTGGAATATTACTAGTATTCTAGAGAAACTTGTTACTATTGGAGAATCAATTTCAAACATACAAGGAAAGAATATTGATAGTAGTTCTTTCAACGATCAATTTGAAGAAATTCAAACGGTTGTTAAGAATATTAATGATTTTAAGTTTCCTGAAGTTAGCACATCAAATGCAACAAACATTGCAGATGCAAACAGTATCGTTACGAACTATACAACAATGGCTTCTAGCCTTTCTGAATTATCTAGCATTAATGCTAATTCGATAAATGTTGATAATTGCGTAAGCAATTTAAAGAACGTTGCTAGTGTTGTTCAAGAAATGAAGAAGATTGTATTCCCTGATGTTACAAAGAATATTAAATCTAATTTAAACGCTACAAATGCTCAAAATTTCCTAGATACATTGAAGATTTTGGAACAGATTGTTCCTGAATTTGGGAACTTGCAAGCAGTAATGAAAAGCAATCCTTTACCAAAGGCAGAGGATATTAAAAAGACAATTGAGAGTATTTCTCAAGCAATTGGATATATTTCTGTAGCTGGTGTTGGAACAGGAAAAGACGAGAATATGTTGTCTTATAACTTGAAACAAATTCCTGATGCCGAGTTATTTAATAACGCACTAACAGCAATTACAACTTTAGGCGATATAATCCTTAAATTCGGTACTTTGAATGTTTATTCAGATGGTTTTGATTTTGAATCACTACGAGCAAACATCAAGCAAATTGGAGATGTTATCAATGATTTAGCAACTAACAAAGGATTGACAAAAAACACCAAAAATATTGGCAATGTTGATACGACAGTTACTAAGTTAAAAACGATATGTGATAACTTAAATTCTATAGTTGGATTAAATCTAGATTTCGTTAAGGTTGGAGAAGTCACAACAGGTATTCAAACATTCCTAAACAATGTTAAAGGATTGAAAGTTGGAGAAGCTACTACAGATGTTGTTACAGAAGTAAACTCAATCGTTACTTCATTTCACAACATGGCCACAACTTTATCAAACATGAAGTCTGAATTTAATACCTCTGGTACAGATATGGCCAATGGAATTATTGAAGGTTTCAAAAGCATTGATATTGAAGGTTCATTTGGAACTAAGATTGATAATGCTAAAGCTTCATTGAAGAAGAAAAGCTTCAATTCCGTAGGTAAGAAGTTTGGAAAAGATGTTGTAAGTGGATTCAGTGAAGGTATATCAAATATGTCTAGTTCAATCTCTAATCAGATTACTATGATGTATGGATATTCAACACGATTCACAGATTTAGGACAATACTTAGGAAGTGCATTTAAAAATGCGTTCAACAATCAATCAGGAAACATTAATACAGGTGGTACAAATACTCCTACAGTAAACAGAGGAAATGAATCTAAAGGAAACAATATGAAGTTTGCTAAAGGTGGCCCAGTTTACTTAAAACGAGGTGGACAACCTATTGTTATGAAGTCTAGTGGAACAGATACAGTACCAGCTATGTTGACTCCTGGTGAGTATGTAATGAAACGTAGTGCAGTTAAGAACGCAGGTCAAAGCTTCATGGATAAAGTAAATAACATGGATTTAAAAGGTGCGTTCAAAGAATTGTCTACTAGATATGGTTCTCAAGTTGGAAGTGTTGTTAATAAGAATGTGACTATCAACAATAATGATAATCGTGTTACGAATAACAGTATCGCTTTCAACGAAGGAAACGAAAGAAGGCAGGCTATCAAAGTAGGTAGATGCTTGAGAGGTTTGGCATAATGACTTGTTATAACTTAAACCCATTAAAAACATACGTTCAGTTCAATGATCTTGTAATAGATAGTGCAGAGGAGATTTCCTCTGCCTCTCTAAAGCAAGATACAAAGACTGCAACGCAAGAATATAGTTACGGACATGGTAGTTATGTTGCTTTCCAAAAGAATCAACAGTTTCTTACGGAAGGTGATTTGTCCTTAACATTGAATTTTAATTATGAACATTTTCATGATGAAGATAGAAGATTCCTACGTGACTATTTCAATTTGAATTTGCTTAAACCTGGAAGGTTATGGGCAATTCAAGATAACAAATTGATTTGGGCATGGGCCTATGTCACAGGATTTAGTGAAGATTACAAAAAATACCAAGGTTATCTATCAATGGATATTGATTTTAAACTTTGGGAAGGTGTATGGCATATTGCAGATACAAAGAAAACATTCTTAGTTCCTTATTCTGTATGTAATATCCTCGATTGTGAGGATTTCAGAGATGCTCAAGAGTGCTTATCGTGTTGTGTTACTTGTCCTCCTGATATGGAAACTTGCAATTCGTGTTTATGCGATTGTGGAGACATCACAGAGGAAACATCCTTATGTGTAATGGGAACTAAAGCATTGGAAGATTTTATGAATTGTGGAAACTCATACAAGATTGTCTACGATTGCATCAAAGGTGAACAGATTTTCGGTGATGATTTAATCAAAAATAAAATCTGTAAAAAAGATTATTGTGTTGAGTCAATTGCTGGAAGATTCTACAGTGGAACAATATTAGATACAGATAAGGTAAAGTTGATTCTAGATGGTAAATTCCAAAACCCTGAAATTGAAATCAACGGAAACAAAATGATGATTTTAGGTGAATATGATGGAATTTTAACACTTGATTCAAGTTGGAACGTATACTTTACTGCGGATGGATGTTGTGCATCAGAGGAAGTCGATTTAGATAATCTAGTGATCGAAGATGAATTTGGATTCACAGTACATCATGGAATGAATAGATTAGTTGTCACAGGCTCATGTTGTAAGATGGCTTGTGTATATATAGATGTTGATGAACTTACAAATTAAGGAGGCTTGCAGTGGCAAATGTAAAAAGTTATTGCACTGCTTGTGGAAAGTTAAAAGATAGCAGTGCAGAGTTTATCCAAAATGGTGTTACAGATTCAATCTGTACGTCTTTAGGAAACGATACAGGCTTAAATCCTGAAAATGGCAATAATACGTGTATAGACATGGAAAATGCCAACGATTGCCTTACAAAAGGCTTGTATGACATCATAGATGGATTTGATTTGTGTGATTGGAAATTATTCATGAGTCAATATGCTAACAATGATTACAACATGAAAGCAGCTATGATTTGTTGGATGTGTGGATTGCAAGACCAGTTGTATAATCTTCAACTTCAAAATTTGGCAATCGAAACACAATATACTATTCAACAGTCTACACCTGGATTGAGTGTTGCAATTGATAGACAAGGTAATTTCAGATTCAATTATTCAGATTGGATTAATACAAGTGGATATACGAAAGTAGCGGACGGAGTTATTACGGGAAAAGTTGATTTCTGTATGAAACCTAACAAAGATAAGAGTGCTACATACAAATTCAATAGCGTTACATTGAAACACTACTCTTATAAAATGACGGGAGTTTCAGCAGGTTCATATCCTACTGTTTCGATTCGTGTTCCTAATAGGAGTGGGTCGTTGGTATATCAGAAAATCACAAATGCTTCATTTGAAGAAGATATTAACAAAACAGTTGAATTAAGCATGAGTGGAACAGTAAAAGCTGGAGAAACAACAAATTGGTTGCAATTCCTTTCTATTTATGTTGATTGGGTAGAAGATGATGAAATATCTCTACACACTCGTTTTGTAAATGATAACAAGGTGAATTTTGTTATCTGTAGAGATTAGGAGGTACACATAAATGAATAAAGATGTTTGTTCTGCTTGCGATTCTTTAAAAGCTACAAGCAGTAATTTCATTCAAAAAGGTGTAACAGATACTATTTGTGCAAATCTTAAAGCAAACCAAGGTTTTGAAAATAAGGGCCACAATAACTGTACAGATATGCATGATATGAACGATTGTCTATTAGGTGGATTGTTAGAAAAGATTGATACAATTGATGTTTGCGATACAAAAGAAGCTATCAAAGATTTGGAAAAGAATTTAATCAGTATCATTGATGTAATGATTTGTTCTGATTGCGGCCAATGGGAAGAAATCGAGAAACTATGGGCAGAAATCCAAAAGATTTGGAATGCTATCAGAGATTTACAAGGCAAAGTTGGAAAACTTGAAGGCAGTGTTGGTGATATGTACAGTGCAGTTGAAAAGATTCTTACGAACCTTAAAAACAGTGGTGCATGGAAACAAACGGGAGATACTGTATTTGAAGGAAAATTCAATGACGGAAGAAGCATTGCAACAGGTAATATCAATATCTTCGGTGGTACTCCTGATGGAAACTCATACATCCGTACTAATAACGGAAGTTCTGAGAATGATTTGGCTGGTGGTGTTTAATGGCATGGCAAAACTTTCATGGAGCTTACGATAACACAGGGCCATACGCAAACGTAGTATTAGGTGGAAATCCAGGCGATACTGCAGACTTTGGATTCCCACTTGCTATTGCCCATTCTAAAGGATATGGAAAAGGTATCAACTTTTCAGATGATGGAAACTATGGTGTTACGTTCACATTAGATTTAGTTGGATATGGTGTAACGGATGCTGGTCAATATACAGGAAACGGAAAATATGTACAGTATGGTGGAAGATATAACTATATTTTGATCATTAGCGTTTCTAACAACAATAAAGCCTCATGGAGAGAGATTTACAATCAAGTAATATTCTCTCATGCAGATACATGGCCATTAGCTTATTCATCAGGTTGGGAAACAGTGGCACAAAATAGTCAATGGAGCGGTAAGCTACAACTTCCAACAGATACAACACACGTTAAAGTTGAGTTAAGAGGCGAAGATGCTACATTCCCTTATGAGAATATATATTCTATTCAACAGGTTATACCTGATTTCAGACCATGGGCAGTAAGAAAAGGCGGTATATTCTATTCTTTGGATAGAGCTACAGGATGGTTTAAAAAGAGAGTTAAAGACTCTTGGGTAACTATTGGCAAGTACAGTGCCGATAAAGCAAATAAAGAAAACCAAGGGTCAAGTAGAATTAGAAAAAATGGTAAATGGGTAGGACAAGGCAAAATTGGTAGTTAGGAGTAAATATGATTCCTTACTTTGAAATATTAGAATTTGGAAAAGTTAAGAAAAGATTCAGAGAGGCTTTAAGCACAATCAGTTTTTCAAATGAGTTGATGACAGTACCTGAAATGCAAATCACAATTCCTAACGAATACTACGATTTAATCTCAGGAAGAAAAGAAATGCGAGTAATTATGGATTGTGGAGTTTTCTACGGAATGATTACCGACTACAAACCCTCTGTAAGTGGTTTAAACATATCTCTAACGCACATAATTAACGAATGGACATATAGACAAGTACCAACGAATTATGCGGTTAAAAACGCTCTTATAAAGAACGTATACGAAAGCGAAGATATGTATTATTCGACTCAGTGGAAGATGAATTTTGAAACTGAGATTGATAATGAAATGATTGACTACGTTTATTCTAGGCAATCTAAATTGGATGCACTTACTAAAACTTGTGAATTGACACCATCTGTTTATTGGAGAGTGCCATTTACAAATGATAAGCAAGTTGAAGTTGGATATTTTGGAAAGAAGCAACCTGTTATGCTTTCCAATAAGCCAACATTAGGAAGAAACTACAGAATCATTGGTGAGCCAACAATGGAAACTGATTTTTCAGATGTTATAAACCTTGCTACAGTTTATGCCAATAAATCTGATAGTGGTATGTCATCTTTATCTTTGAGAGAAGTATATAACGATAAAAGCTTGCAGAATCCTAAGTTCCCTGTAGTTATTTTGAGATCAAACATAAATAACGAGCGTGATTATGAATATGTAGACTTTCCTAAATTAGCTCCTAACAATCAATTGGAGTACTCGATTATTGATACAGAGTCGGTTGGATATGAAAGCGGTGTATTCATTGAAGGAACATTTGCCTTTGATGATTTATCGCCATTCAGTCTTGAGGATATGACAAAAGACTCTAAGGATTATAAATGGGTCATTCCTAAAGAGCAGAGATATTTAAATGATACAGAGGAAATAAACAATGCTAAAGCTTTATGGCACTCTTTAAAAGACATTTGGAGTAAATCTGCTATTGCGGCTTTATGTGGTTCATGTCATGTGGAATCAACATTAAACCCTAACTTGTATCAAATGGGTGATGTTCCCGATTCTCAAAAAGGATTTGGATTAGTTCAGTGGACTCCATATACAAGAATTACAAATTGGCTTGGTTCTCATGGATATTCAAGCTACACAATGTATGGAAAAGGAGAAGTAGCTAAGTTGGTTGAAGAATGGTCAACAAACGCTACAAATGGGCCTTGGATTCCTACTTCTTCTTATAACATCACATTTCAACAATGGTCACACATGGAAGCAGATATGAATTACATGGTAATGGCTTTTATGGCAGATTATGAGCGTGGTGATACATCTATTGATTTACAGTATCAAAAACGTATTGAATTTGCTCAACGTATTTATGGTTTGATTCCCGAGTGGGAACAAGAAGATAACGGAACTACAACCGATACAGATAAAACACAATCTCGTCCTTGGAATGCTCAGAATTTTATCAATACATGGAATGGTCAATCTATAGACATGGATGGTGTGCCAATTGAACAACCATATCAATGTGTAGATGCATGGAAAAAAGCACTGCAGACATTAAATTATCCTGACCCTACAAGAGCTATTGGCGGTGATGGATATGCAGATTACATTTGGTATAACAGAGATGAATTAGGTTATTCTCAGTACTTTGATTATGTTAGTACACCTCAATTTGGTGATTGGTGCATATTTGGAAGAGGTGGTGACACACCTGCATCACACGTTGCAATGTACGTTTCAGATGCTGGCAATGGTAGAGCAAATTTCTTTGGTCAAAACCAACCTTATCCATATTGCAATACAACAACAATCAGTACATCAAATATCATAGGTATTTTCAGAGTAAAGAGTGTTTATGTACAACAGAGCATTGACCCTGAGTCTACAAACGGAACAACTATCATTACTGATAACGATAGAATTTATGCGGCCAAGGTTGTATATGATTGTGCTTGTAGAAAACTAATTAATGCAAGAAGAAAGTTTGCTATCAATACTTCTTGTGAAGCATTACCTAAAGAAGTAAACGTAGGTGATAGAATCAGATTTATTTATGATCTCAATTTACTGCAATTAGGAAGTTGTAATAGATACATGAAACGTATTTTAAAACAAGATGATTGGTTCTATATAACAAGCCTACAAAGAGAAATAGATAAAACAGGAATTGAAATAGATACATTGACACTAGAGAAATTCCTTAGAACAGATAGAGACGGAAAGAGTGAGTAGTTATGGATATTAGTAAGGCGATAAATATATTAGCTGATAGTGTCTATGATTTGAAAGAAAAAGGAAGATACAATTCCATTCAACGTAGAAACCATACAGTTGACTTTTATGGGTATGAGTTCCCTAGATGGGGATGTTCAAGTTCTAAACCAGCGGTAATAGGAATGTCAATTTCTCAGGATTTGATTTATTATGAGCGTTTTGAGTTTAAACTAGTAATAGATAATTCTACTGCTACAAACTTTAATATCGAGATTGAAGGAATCGACATGACACCATATTTCAAGCAGCAATTCAACGGAGCGTGGATTACGGGAAATGGACTATGGCCTGGACAATACTCGAATTTTGATGTTCTTAAAGCTTGTGGGTATCTTTCAGAAGCAGATAGAAACAGAATACTAGACCCAGGATATAAAACAATCAAAGTAACAGGAAATGGTAATTTTGATTGTACGTTAGTTAATTATCTTAAATATAGTCATGTAAACAGATAAGAGGTATCTATGAATAGATATGAGAAAAGAATTGAAAACCTATCAAATCATGTAAAACAAAATCCTAGAGATTGGCAGTCTGCCATATCGCTATTGAAATTGAACAGTAAACAAATTGACTTTAAAAGAAAACAAAAACAACAGTCTGCTAGATTATCTATCAAAGCATACAAAAAGGAGGTTGTGTAGATGGAAAACAAATATAGCACTTCGGGAATTGGAGAAGATATTATCCGTAGTTTTACACAAATTGCAAGTGCAGAACTACACGCTAAAACCTTATTAGAAAAACGTATTTCTGAGGTAGAAAATGGATTAATTAGTGAAGAAGAAATTCCTGATAATTTAGAAAAGATAGAAGCACTAAAGGATGAAATTGATGATTACGCTAACATCAGACGTTCTCAGATGCTTTATCTATACAATTCTTTCGGTGGAAAAGGTGATAGAGAACAGTGGTGTTTAGTTAAGCATTTAAGTATGGCTATGTACACTGCATTTGAAGCATATCAAGCTTCGGATAGAGACCCCGAATTATTGAATATTGCTTTGGAGATTAACAAGAAGTTTATTGAAGCTTGTACAAAATTCTTAGGTGTAGAAATTACTTCTTGTGCATCTTGTTTTGCAGACATTATGAAAGCTGGAGGAAAATAATATGCAACCTGTAGTATGTAACAAAGATATGGCGGTAGTATTTCCTTTAAAAGATGGTGATTGTCAATTTTGGCTAGAAATCGTTGATTCTGTAGATGATATTACAAATCCAAGTAGAGACCATGCATATGTGGATTCAAAAGGATTGTTCTATATCTACAATGGAAAAGAAATTCAAGTAATCAATGACCATGCCAATTTGAAAATCAAATGGGGAAATATGATTGGCGATATTTCTAATCAATTGGATTTAATAGAAATTCTAAATCAATTCGTTAAAACAATTTCTGTAAATGGAACAAACATTGCCAAAGACAACGACAAAAACATTGCCATTCAAGTACCTATCACAACCATTAAATTAGATGGAAACACGATTAGTCCTGTTGATTATATTGTCAATTTAGATTTAGCTAGTGTTTACGCAAAGAAAACTGAAATCCCTAAAAATGTATCTGAGCTTCAAAATGATGCTGGATATATTAAACAAGAAGTTGTAGATCAATTAGTGCCTATCAAAACAATCAAAGTCAACAATGTAACGATACCGCCTGATGAAAAACACGCAGTAAATATCGAATCAATTCGTTATAAAGTTGGAACTGCCGACCCAAACACAACAAATTGCCCTAACGGATATTTCTACTTTCAGATAGGAGACTAATCCATGGCTTATGTAGGTGATAAATGGGCATTACTAGCAAGTCATTTAATTTGGTCATACAGTGGCGGATGCAATATGTATTTCCAAGTATACGCATGGAGCGAACAAGATGCCATAAATAATAGGTCTACAGTCCATACGAGAACTAGGATTTTAGTTGAAAATACAAACCCAAGCTATTCAGGTTATTATGTTGAACAAGATTGGTCTGCTGGAGTTACAGGAGCACCAAATTATAGTGCTCATGCAACGTTATCAGATGGTGGAGCTGGTACAAGCAAGGAATATATTCTACAAAATGGTTCATTTACTGTTAATCATGATTCTAATGGTAATGCATCAAGCAAAATACATTATTGGTTTAATGGAACATATACAGGAGCTATAGGAAGCCCTACAAACACAAATGTAGTAGACATCTCACTTCCTAAAATTGATAGAACCGCAGGCAAGGCAACGATAAGTAATGTTGGAAGTACATACAAAACAATGTACTGTACAATTTCTGTTCCGTTTTATTCTGAGGAAAACCAATGGAGTCATGACGGGAAAACATGGACAGATTGGAATAAAGTAATAAATGCCGATACTCCTTTTGTAGATACATGGACAGGATTAAATCCGAATACAAAATACACTGGATATTATCGTTTCAAAAGAAAATATAATGGAGTTTGGAGTGAAGCGGTAAGTTTTACTGCGACCACTAAATATCCTAATGCTCCTTCAAAAGGAAGTGTTTCTTTAAGCTCGGTAACGTCCAATTCTGCAAAAGTAAGTTGGAGCGGATTCTCATTAGGAGACATGGCCACTGATTATTATTATCAAACATCTAATGATGAAAATAATTGGACAAATCAAGGTAAATCAACAAGCTTAACTCTTAGTAATTTGAAAGCTAATACAAACTATAAATTCTATGTAAGAATGGTCGATAACTATGGTCAACCTTCGTTGGCAGCTAGTACATCATTTACGACATTGAACCCTGAAAAACCAAATGTAGGTGGTATTGAATGTACACGGTTAACACCGTTTGGAGGTATGTTTTCTTGGCATGGATTCTCTGTAAACGAAGGAACTACAATAGATCACTATGAATATTCGCTAGACAATTCAAATTGGATTAACGTAGGAACTGATACACATATTTATTTGGACAATTTAAATCCTGAAACAAGTTATACGTTATACGTTCGTATTGTTGATAACTTCGGTTCTAAATCAGATATTGCTACATTAAGTTTTAAAACATTGGTTGACCAATTTAAACTTGCGTACAATACAAATTTGTATCAAACAGAAATTCTAACTAAAGACGGAGTAGACATCTTAGCTAAGAATGGAGATAACTTGATTGTTGATGTTCTTGGCAGAGAAAGACTTAGAACTGCTAGAGTTTTCTACAACGACAATGGAGTTATAAAGAAAATAAAGGCAGCTTATTTCAACAAGAAAGGTAATATTCTACGTTATAAAAACTATGGAAGTTAGGAGGTATATAAATGGGTGTTAGAATTGCAGAATTGCCTTCAAGCAAAGGCATTTCAAAAACAGATTTAATTATCGTGCAAGATAATGAAGCTACCAAACAAGGTACAATCCAACAATTAGATGATTCTTTAGGCGTAAGTAGGCTTAAAGAAGAATTTGAAGCATTGGGATTATCTGTAGACGAAGAAGGATATATTGTTCAGGAGGTACAAGAATAATGGCAAAACACAGAATTTTAACAGATGAAACAGGAGAAAAAATTGTAAAAGCATTAAATATAATTGCTCAAAACGGAATTTCATATCAATCAATGGATTGGCAGAAGGTAAGAACATTGATTGCAAACGGAGTCGGTGAAAGTGCGTTTGCTATTGGTACGCAGTTAATTGAAAAATGGACAGATACCGCAGATTCAAAAGAGTACGATATGCCATGGCAAGTCAATCATTTTGAAGATATTACTTTAGAGGACGGAGAAGTTGTTCCTGGAATGTGGTTACAATCGCACTATACTTTGCCTTTTGGTATTCAATTTTCGCATCAGAGAGCGTTTCTAGCGTGTCATGATGAACTAAATGCTGGCACTTATAATTTCAATTTTGCTAAATCATGGGGAAATAATGTTAAACCAGGAATCAATTACCAATTCACTTTGACAAAGCCTGTAGAAAGAGGTGGTAGATTAGCTGGATGTTACGGAGCACCCGACAAAGCACCATCTAATTGGAAAGTTTATTCATATGGTAAAGATGGAATTACATTAAATGAGACGGTAAATGTTACTGTTGGTAGCGGCGGAACAAATCTAGGAACAATCCCATATGATAGTAGAAGTGGAAACTTAAACTCTGTACAAGAAATGGCATATGGATGGAACAGATGGAAAACATCTGCTTTAAGACAGTATTTGAACTCAAGTAAACCAAAAGGGCAATGGTGGACTCCTCAAGACCAATGGGATATTTGTCCTGACCAATTAGCTTCTAAAGACGGATTCCTTTGTGGTATGCCTGAGGAAATGCTAAATTGTTTAAAAAAAGTGAAAGTCGTTACTTATGCTAACAATGTAAATGATAAAGGTGCAGAGGATATTACATACGATTATGTTACGTTACCTTCATTTTCTCAGATGTTCATTAATCCACAAACTAGTGGAGAAGGTGATGTTCACACCTATTGGAAAAGAAGAAGCGGACGTACAACACCTTGTGAATGGTATATAAATTATCCAAATATGGTTGAGTATTCAATTGCTAACAAAACATCACCTCAGTACGTCCGTTTGCGTTCGGCCAACCGAGGCTATGCTTGTTTTACGTGTTATGTGCGCTCTAGTGGCAGTGTCGACAACTACGACCACGCTTCTAATGCGAATACGTTCGCCCCGCTTGTTTGCATCGCATAAATCTAAAATCGTGGCAGACAACGTACTGCCCCATACAAGGAAAGGAATTATTAAATGGCAACGAATGTAAATGAAAGAAATGTACCTGATACACCAACAAATAAAATGTTGGATTGTTTGTGGGAAGCTAGAAACTTGTCTTTATATACTGTAAAGATTTGTTCAAACACAAATAATTTTCCACCTGAATATTATCAGACAATGACGGGTGACATAATTAAGAAGGCAAAAGATATATACAGGCTAGGAAAAAGAGCAAATGCAATATATGTTCAAGGTAAGACGGGACATGAAAGATGGGAAGAACGCAGCAGATACCAACGTGAATCCATTTTCCTTTGCGTAGATTTATTATCTGATATAGATGTAGCAAAAACATTATTTAACATTCGTGGAAAACGAGTTAAATATTGGACTAAGCAAGTAGTAAAGGTAAAGAGAATGTATATCGCATGGCACAATGCAGATAAAGAACGATATGCAAAATATATCAATTAGTATTTATTAATAATCACTAATACATACGGGATGTAGGTTGATTCTCAGAACGTCCGTTTGCGTTCGGCCAACCAAGGCAATGCTTGTAATACGTGGAATGTGCACTCTAGTGGCAGTGTCGACAACAACAACGCTTCTAATGCGAATACGTTCGCCCCGATTGTTTATCAATTTAAACTATATGGTCAACCTTAGATGTTGATACGATTTGATATGTGTAAACAATGAACCTCATCCCTGCTCATTAGAGCGAACAATACCGCAGAATATAAATAAATCAGTGTATTTTGCCACCGATGTTAGAGCCTCTGAAAAAAGACGGTAGCTAACTATGACGGAAGGAAACTATTATTTTGGAAATAAAAGAATATATTACAGACTACGATCAATTGTTTGATTCAATGTTGAAATGTAAGAAAAATGTATCTTGGAAACCTAGCGTTAAATCATTTGTGTTAAATGGTGTAGAAAATTGTTTGAAGATGGAAGAACAATTGCAAAATGATACATGGATAAACAAAAAGCCTAAACCGATTGTTGTTACATATCCAAAAAGAAGGGAATGTTTAAGTATTCCTTTTAGGGATAGAGTTTATCAACGTAGCATTAACGATAATTCATTATATCCTCAAACAACAAAGCACTTTGTCTATACAAATATAGCTTGTCAAAAGTTCAAAGGAACAAAGAAAGCTATGGATGTAATGAGACAATATCTTCATAGATATTACATCAACAACAAAACAAATGTAGGATATGTTGTATGGATAGATATACATGGATATTATCAAAACATGAGGCATAAAGATGTCAATGAATGTTTTTATAAGATGTGCGATTCAGATACTGCTAGTATGTCTAAAGATGTGTTAGATACACAATATTCAGGAGATATCGGATATAATCCAGGTTCTCAAATGGTTCAGATTGCTGGCATAAGCTTGTTGAATGAAATAGACCATTTCATAAAAGAAAAACTACATTGCAAAAGTTTCATAAGATATATGGATGATTCATATTTGATTACAAATGACAAAGAAAAAGCGAAACAATGGAAGAAAATAGTTTGTGATAAGTTAATCGAATTAGGATTTGAACCTAACCCAAAGAAAGCAAAAGTTCTAAGAATAGATAAAGGATTTATGTTTCTTGGATTTAAAGCTACATTATCAAAAACGGGAAAGGTTTATTACAACCTAAGTTCAGAAAATATAAAACATGAAAGGCGAAAATTAAAGAAACAAGTCATTAAAGCTAAGAAAGGTGAAATGACAAAAGAAGAAATTGATGCAAGCCTTCATAGTTGGAAATCACACGCAGAATTAGGGAATACGTACAAGTTATTGCAAAGAATAGATGCGTATTATGCTAATCTATGGAAGGAGATAAAAGTATGATTATCAAACAATTAGATGTTTCTATCGAAAAACAAGCTCAAGAAGAATATCAGGCTTCACAAGTTCAATCTACAAAAGACGAATTGGCAAATCAAAAGTTTCTAACGGAATACGTTGCTTGTATGGCAGGTATAGAATTACCTGTTGACGAAGAAGAAACGGAGGAAATGAATCATGTACAGGATTTTGAATAATCAGAAAAGCAGAGTGATTGACGGAAAGTATAGCAAAGATAATTACATTTTCTTAGTAGAACAAGCTTATAAGAAAAAGAAAATCACTAAAGCAGAATATCAAGAGTTGATTGATTTTGAGTAATTTCGAGTATATTCAATATTTATTAGATATTATTGATAAGCAAAATAAAATCATCAAAGAACAGAATGAGATTCTATATATGAATGGAATTGATGTTTTGGGCAAAGAGAAAGGGCGATAATGTACATCCTTTTCTTTTCATTATATAATTGATATGCCATAAAACAGTACCTCAGAAAATATGAGAGAGATGAAATATTTTTGGAGGTGTAAATTTATGAATATGCAAGATTTTTTAGCTTTATTACAGACTGCTGCTACTTTAGTTTGTGGTGGATTAGCTTTATATTTTAAATTCAGTACGAAAGCTAAAACTAAAGCAAAAGAAGTTCAAGAAGTGATTGCTAAAATTACTGCCAAAGCAGTGGTATACATTAAAGAAGCGGAGGACAACTACAAAGATACAACTAATGCAGGTGGAAAGAAGTTTGAAGAAGTTGTCAGTAAGCTTTATGATCTAGTACCTGATGCATTGCATGGAATTATAACAAAAGAAATGATTAGTGAAATCGTTCAAAGCACTTTTGATGAAATTGAAGAATACGTTAAGATTCAATTAGATAATGGAATTGATAAAATCAACGTCAAAGGTGACTAATGGAAAAAGTTATCACTATTGATCTAGAATATGTTTTATGGCTTTTTGGGTTCATTGCTTCAGCTTGGGGAGTAGTTAAAATCATTAAAGAAGTAAAGAAACCTAATGACGATTTAAAAGAAACTGTTAGAAAACACGAAGAATGGTTAGTAAAAGACAATGATAGAATAAAATCAATTGAAAGTTTAGTTATCACACAAGAAGGGATTAAGAAAGAATTGAATAAACATTCTCGAAGGCTAGGAGAACATGAAGAAAGATTAGAAGAAGATAAGCAACGTGGTAATTTGACATTAAAAGCAAATATCGCAATCATCAACAATATGCTTTCTGAAAACGACAAAGATAAACTCCAAGAAACTAGAGATGAGATTCAAAACTTTCTGCTAGATAAAAAATAAGGAGGTTAAAGAATGGGAACTCCACAAGAGTTTTATAACTATGCTCTCAATAAGGTTTTTAACAACAGAGGGCAAATAATGAACATTAATTATGTTCAAAGTGGTGAACCATATGGCGGACAATGTGTTTCATTGATTCAAGGCTTAATGGCATGGGGAGGTAAGCCATGTATTCCTCGTGGCCATGCTCGTGATTGGTGGTTTAATAGAGCAAGCAATGGTGTGTTAAGCTATTTTGATGTTGTTACAGGTGCTCCCCAAAATGGTGACGTAGGAGTGTCTGTAGGCGGTGATGCAAGATACGGACATATATTTATCTATTGGGAAGGTAGAGCACTCTCTCAGAATGTTCTTGGAAACCCTAAAGCTATGTTATGGCCATTAAACTATCAAGGTGCTGTTTGGGGATATTTAAGACCTAAATTTTATACAAATGCTTCTACATATGATGCTTCTCAATTGATTAAAGAAAATGGAATGGCCACATTTGAAAATGATACTGCTATCGTTATTCATAGAGATACTCCAACAGGTGCTTCTTACGGAACATTTGTAAAGGGCGAAAAACAAGTATATACAGAAAAATGGGTAGGACTTGGACATAGATGGATTTCATGGATTCATACTAATGGAGTAAGATGTTTTGCAGCAGTTAGTGGTAGTGAATCATATGGTGTTGAACCATGGGCCACAATCGGTGCTCCTGAAACAAAAGATATCGAATTAACTCAGGAAGATGGAATTGCTGAATTTATTGTTGATGGTGTGCATAAGCACTACGATAATCCAAGTGGAGAAATTTTCGGTCAATGTAATTCAGGAGACAAGATTCGTTATTATTGGAAGTGCGTTACAAATGGACATAGATATGTTGTTGGAAAAGAAGGAGACAGAAAGTTCTTTGTTGCAGTGTCTGCTACAGAGGATAGAAGTCAAATGTGGGCGAAATTTAGTGCTCCTGATACAAATACTAAGGAAGATACAAAAGAGCCTTCTAAGCCGACTACAACAGATTACACTAAGAATGTTAAGGGATACGGAATTGATATTTCAGAACACAACAGTTCAGATATTGATTTATCAAAATATGACTTTGTGATTTTGCGTTCAAATTGGTGGACAACTGAAGACAAGAGATTTGAGTATTTTGCAAATAAATGTGAAGAATTGAAAATTCCTTATGGT